CCATAAAGGTCACGAAGTTGTCCACGAATTGTTGGATTAGTTGACTGCACAAAGTCTCTATATGCTTGGAATACATTTGATACATCGACTGCTGTGTAGTTGTTCTTTAGGAACATCTGGAAGTCTTTGGTCTGATCGTAAAATCCCTTTGGTGCATTGTATGAAGTAAGCACCTTCTGGTATTCATCTTCCATTCCAACGATTGTCTTCTCATCTAATGATCGATAACCAGCAGCCAAACGAGCTTCGTTTACTTGACCAAATCTTTCATAGTATGGCTGGGTCTGGATTAACTGTAGATAGAAACCTTCTGAGGTTGTAGGGATTTCGTCAAACTTATTGCCCCTGCGGTCTACACCTTCACCACGGAAGATCTTGGCAATAACATCTCCAAACTCTGGAACACCCATTTGAGTGAATCGTTCTGTAATGATGTCATAAGCAGACTTGCGTTCTTTGGCTAACTGATCGAGACGAGCCTTATCTGCTGCTGCTTGCTGTGCTTTAAGTTGTGCTTCGAATCCTGCTGTTGCTTTAGCAATAGCAGCATCGATTGCTTTTTGGATATCTTCTGGTGTCATTCCACCAGTTGAACTATCTGGTGATGGAGTATCGCTAAATGTTCCATCATCATAATAGGTACGAATTACACGATTTGCATCAGCATTTGTAACTCGAGAAACAATTTTCTTTCCGCCAGTACCGCCAGTACCTCCTGTACCGCCAGTACCGCCAGTACCACCATCTCCACCAGTACCACCATCGCCGCCTGTACCGCCTGTACCACCAGTACCACCTGTGGGAGTTACGCCAGTTACATCTGTAATTTTGTCTGGAGCATTCTCAAACATTCGGAATGAACCGGGATCAAACACACCAGATGTACTTGCTACATTTGAAATAGGATTAGAGCCAGTACCAAGACCTGCACCAGTACCTGCTTGACTTGCACCATAAGGGTTTGTTGCTGTATCAGGTGCAGTAATCTTTACCTTTGTACCACTATAAAGAACTGTCTGACCAGCAGATGCACGAGCTGCAAGTGTTGGGTTATCTGCAAGAATTTGTGCAACAGTAGTACCGTTTGCCTTAGCAATACCAGAGAGGGTATCGCCTTTCTTAGCCGTGACTCTTTCTGCCATGTCTTATAGTCCTAACATTTCTTTCAGTTGTAGTGTGATTGTGTCTGCCTTACCTCTAGCGTTAGATGTGTACTGCCAACGACTGTCTTTGTATAGGCCCTGCTCAAACATCCACAACGGAACGGTTTCGTAAGAAGTTGAATTACCTTTAGCATCCGTAATTGCTTTGCCTTGCATAGCTTTACGGATGGTTGGATCTTCCAGATCGAGACCACCTTCTGGGATCTCAAGGATACGAACCATTGCTTGGATGTAAGGACTTGCAATGGATAGTGGAGATTCTCCATTAAGGATTCGATCACGGAATGCTGGGAAAGCAGCGATGGCTTGCTGACGAAGGTTCTCATCAATCTGCTCATTGTTAGAGTCGCCAAGGAAAACATTCTTAGCAAGGTTGTTTGCTGCTTCATCTGTAATGCTCAAACCATACTGGCGGTACTTAGTCTGAACCATGAGTTTATTAGCATTGATTTGCTGTTGAACCTGTGGCTGTGATAAGTACTTGTCAGTACGGCGAAGTTGCTTAGTAAAGTCTCCAAGGTCTGATGACTTGGTTAGAAGGCTCTGGAAGAGTTGGTCATTGACCGTAAACTGAGAAGCTGCAATCTGGAAGTTAGTCCGATAGATCTCAATATAGTCGGCTGCTGCTTGATTGAAATCAAGACCTGCCCTCATTGCTCGGGCTACATCTGGCTTGACTGTATCAAGTTGGAACTTCTGAATAGACATCAAACGGATGTCATATTGAATCTCTTCACGATCCTTGACCTTGGCAAGGAGTTGATCTCTAAATGCAGTCTGTTGATCTGATGTAAGAGTTACACCGTTAGCCAATGAGTATCCACCGATAGTGGCATTGACTCTCTGGTTTACATCTTTGTACCAAGTGGTATTGCGAAGGAATCCTTCGACATTGGCTGTGGATTCATTAACCTTAGCAAAGTCAATAAGCTTGTTGTAAATCGTTGGATAGTTGGACTTGAAATACTCAAGAAGATACTTCGATCCATAGGTACCAAGTGTTGCTTCCTGCTTGGCAGTAAGACCTGCTCCCTCTTCTTCGGCTTTTGTAAGAACACCATTGGTGTACTTCTTGCCTTGGTATGTACCTGTAAAAGGAGTACCATTTTTAGTTAAAGGATCTTTGTCGCTTCCTTTACCCTTGTAAACAATGTTACCGCTAGTGTTATTAACCTTCTTGTTACCACTTGAATCAACTGTAACATCTGGTGTTACGGTCTGATCTCCAGCAACATTAGTGGCTAATGGTTGACCACCAAATGGTCTACTACCCATTGAAACTCCACCATCGGCAGTAACAGGTGCAGGTTTTGGTTGAAGTTTTTCAATTTCAGCATCAACATCTGCGGTTGATTGGCCTTGATCGACTAAACGCTGCTTCTTCTCTTGAAGAGATTTAAGTTTGTCTGATGTCTTCTTGTCAGATTTAGCCTTTTCAGCATCAGACTTAATCTTCTTAATTTTGGATTCAATACCCGGAAGTGCAGCCTTAGCGGTATCGTAATTCTTCTTAGCAGCCTTATATGCAGTAGATCCAACCTTAGATGAATCCATCTTGGCTTTGGCTTCACCAAGCATTCTAGTGAAGTTATATCTCTGTTCTTCTAACTTAAATAGATCTTCAGCCATTAGAACTCACCTGCCAATCTTCCAATAACATCGCCATAGGAGTTGAGTCTCTTGTCAACTGCTTCTGCTTCTAAAGCAGGATTTTCCATAACGGTTTCTTCGATAAGTTGCTGGGTTCCAGCAGCATTAAGACCACCAGTAGTGGTTGAACTGTAGACACCCGGGCTTACCATGGTCTGTGTTGTCACAGATGGATTCTCTCTTTCGGCAGCGTTCAATGCTTTCACAAGCATCTTGCTTTCCTTCTCAGATGGATCTCTACCAAGGATTGCTCGTAATCCACTCTGTACGATTCCTCGAGCTGCTATTGGATCAGAGATGTTGTAGGAGATATTCTTAGTTGGGCCTTGCTGACCACGACCAGCATCACCACTTGCAATCATCTTAAGCATCTCTTGGTATGACATACCACCAGCAGAGTTTGCTTCTGCAAGAAGTTCACGAAACGCTTCAGTATCTTTCTGACCCCAATAGGCAGTCTGGAAATCAGACTTGTTGAGGAAGCCACCTTGAACCATTAAAGATTTGATTTGGTTCTGATCGGCTGTAGTTAGGAAGTCAGTATTCTTGATAGCAATCGCTTCTTCGTTTGTTCCAGAGTAAAGGGCTGTAAAGAACTTACCTGTGACATCAGTCTTCTTACCTGTCTTTGGATCGACATAGGTAACGCCGGGTCTGAAAACATTTGTACCCTTTGCAGGGAATGCAGAAGATCGTGCATACGGATTAGCTCCGACCGCAGGTGCTTGAATGACAGGAGCATTCTTATCTGGCACCGTTGGATTCGGATCAATCGAATCCGGGATACCGTCTTTGTCTATATCAGCCATTAACTATTTCCTGTCTCGGTAGCAAATACACGCCAGTACATTACAGAGAACTCTGGGTGTTCAGCGATAACTTGATAAGCAGATTGGTTGAGCCATTCAGCCACATTGGCTACTGACTTTCCAGTAAGAGTCTTGAATCCTGCTTGTGCCACAGATTCCAATGCTGCTTGACGATATAGCAAGAACTTAGCCAAGCCCTTACCTGATTCAGTCTCTGCAAACTTTGGATTATCTAGTGCAGCAGTTACTTCCTTGACGAGTGTCTCACGAGGAACACCAGCAGCTCTGAAGTCTGGTTGTCCACCAAACTCATCATCGAGTGCTGACTTCATCGTCAAGTAAACTTGATTAGCCATCTTAGGTTCTGCACCTTGCTGAATGGCTGTTGTCATATCTTGTTGAAGTTTAGCCTTACGAGCCGTGTAAACATATCGAGCCGCTTCCATCTGCATTTCGGCAGGTGATAGACGGAATCGCTGTCCACGCTGTTCTTGCCACTTTGCAAACTCTTGTGAGTATTGTCCACCGGGGAAGAAGAGGGCAAACGCATTTGGGAACTGGTTTGCATCATCACGGTTCGATGTATAGAACTGCCATGCTTCATCAGTAGGTGTAATACCACCACGAGTTCCAGATACCAATGAGAACAATGCGTTGTAGCCATACTTTTCTGCCCACTTAGCAACCGCTAGTTCGTAACTATCTGGGTTGTTAGCTCTCATCTGGATGAAGTCATTGAACATCAATGCCTGTACATGGAACTCCCCTTCCTTGTCTTTAGCAAGGATCTGTGGAGAGATAGCTCCGGGAGAAAGGTTCTGGGTAATACCACGCCATAAGGCAAGGACTCGGTTGACTCGACCAGCATCTTCAAGCAATCTAGCCTGAGATTGACCGTCAAGAGGGAAGTCTCCGTACTCACCAGTAGATGCAAGGTATGCCATCAATGGTCTAAGGGTAGAGACATTCTTTGCCTCATAGGAGTCCATACCAAGGCCGTAGAGGATACGAGAAGCCCATGCTGGGGTGAAGGTCTCAATGAGACCTACCTTGCCCTCTGGGGCCCCGAATGGGTAAATGATGTCTCGTAGTTGGTCTGCAATCCAGCCGTTCTGATCCTTGATGTATCGACCTAAGGAGAGCTGAATAGCAGGGCCTACACCCGGCAATAACTCGTTAGAGAAAGCAAGGTTCAGAGATGGGATCGAGAGAGATACCGGCATACCCGGAACCTTCTCACCTGTGACTGTTCCAAGCATTGCACCAAGAATGTTGCCAGCAAGTGGCATAACAAATCTTGGATCTCCATAAGTTGGATCCTTATAGATAAATCCTTGTGATGGATCTGACCAGTTAGAGTTAGTCCACTCGTAGATAACACCAGTCTCTGGATGAGTCAAAAACTCAAAAGCATTAGCAGCCTTATAGGTACGAGCCTTACCTTGAAGACGGAATGTGTTAGCCACATCCTTAGTAATCAACTTGCTCCATACACCAATGGTGTTTGCCCATGCTTGAATAAACGGTGCAACCAAACGGAACTGAGCCGCATACTGCTTCTGGCGAGTTGCATCGTAATAAAGTTTACGAACCTGATCGGCAGCATAACGCTGACCGATAGCATCGATATCAGTCTTTGTAAGACCTCGATCATCAAGTGTCTTGACTGCCTCACGCATACGAACCAACGCTGGGTTAGTGGTACCAGATTTGATACCAAATACCTTGATGTCACGAAGTTCTCGTTCTGCAACCTTGAGAATATCTTCTGCTTCTGCCTTAGATAACAAGTTGAAGTTATCTGCTACGCCGTTCCAATACTGTTGCTGGAACTCTGGGCCAAGTGCTGCTCTCTTTTCGAGTTGTGCAGATAGACGGAAGAATAGGTTTGCACCCTTATCCCATTGACCACGAAGAGAAGCAACGGCACGAATATCATCGGCAGGAAGTTTCAACTGACCAATAGCAGATGAGACATCTGTGGTCTGGCGGTAATCCTTGAGGATTCGACCAAGCCATACATCTTTAGCAGTTGTACCCTTTGGATCGAACTTCTGTACATCACCCTTGATATCACGGATCTGCTTACCAGAGATGAAGTCACGAAGCTCTTGACGACCTGCTGCAAGGTTATCAATACCCTTATTGACGGTATCAAAGTATGCAGCCATAGCCTTCTTGGCTACTGCTTCATCAGGTGAAAGTAACAATGCACGATTAGTCTCATCGACCTTAGCAATCTGTTCACGAAGTAGTCGACCTTGCTTTGTTTCAAACATGAAGTCGATAATGATTCGTGAGTAGTCACGAGATAGATCGAAACCTTGTGCTTGCTTCTTGATAATGAACTCTGGTGCTTCTGAGAACCAAGGCTTGAAAACTCCACCCGGTTGAGTAAGTCCACCTTCAAGTCCACCTGCTGCTAGACGAGCAAGAGATGATTCACGGTACTGAAGGATTGCTCCAGCCCATGCACGATTGAATCCTTTTTCGGTGGAGTCAATGAATCGCATACCAGTACGAAGTGCTTGAGACAAGGACATAGTTCCTTGACCAACACCCATACCCATGCCACGAGTCATCATCGCCGCAAACTGATCTGCATCGGATAGGAGTGAACCCTTGAAAGATGCTGTGTCTACTTCTTTAGCAAGTTCATCAAAGCGAGTACCGAAGACATTCTTATCGAATCGAGAGAACTGACTTAGGAACTTCTTTGATCTTGTACCTGCTGGGTTACCAAGCATCATACCGATAAACTGCAATGGGTGGTTAAACAATGTTGATGATCCACCAAGGTATGCACGAACCTGCATATCACCGATGTTTCTTAGAACATAAGAGACACGATATACAAGAACTGTCTGCTTGAAGAATGAATCGAAAAGATCTGTGCTTACTGCTCGGAACTGTTGGGCTGATGCATTCCTTGAGAGGAAGCGAGTCTTTCCAGATATCTGGCGGAAGGCATCGAGGTCAGGCCATTTAACAAAGTTAGCCAACTGAGAGTCGAGTAGTGGGTCAAGTGGGGAAAGTTTGAGCTTCTGTCCATCGATGATGTGTTCAACGGTTGAGGCTGTATTTCCATCAACTTGTGCCAAAAACCTTCTGTTAGCATCTTGTTCCTTCTTGAATACTCGTGCTGCATCATCAAGAAGTTTCAACTGCTCTTCGGTTAGATTCGGTGCCTTCTCTTTGACCAATGACTTGATCGTGTCGATGAAGATATTGAATCTTTCGGTGGATGTAGTCGCAGACATCATTGCCTTGACTGAATCCTTTTGTAGACTTGGAGAAGCCTTTAGGAACGGCAATGTGTCATTCATCTGACGAACAAGTTCATCAACATCATCGAGATGGATCAAATTCTTAGTAGGTGCAAATCGACCTAGAGGACTGTCCTTAACCTTGGCAAAACCTTTAGCGGTTACATCAAGGAAGAACTTCTCAAACAATGCATGGTGCAACTTGAGTGAGTTTGGAGAATAGATTCCAGACTTGAACTCTAATGCACGAGACTGAGAAGCAAGACCAAGACGAGTACCTGTTGAGATATCAAGACCTGCTTCACGAGCAAGGATCTGTAGAACTTCCTTCTCAGATGTAGCAGCGGCAAGTCGCTTGGCTGTATCTACTGTGAGATCGCCATTGAATGCTCGCCAGACATCATAGAAGTCATCTGGGCCAAAGTGAACAGCAACCATCTTTGCAACATTCTGACCCAATGGGCCAAAGAATGCTTTGGCTGCTTGCTGATAATTGAGAAGTGATTTCTCACCAACAGACATCAAACCAAACTCTGCTTCAAGAGCTAGTCGTTCTGCACCTTTAGTCTCTGTGATCTTTTCAAGTAGAGCCTTTTGCTCCTTGATTCGATCTTCAATCATCTTGAGGTTATCAAGATAAGACTTGTTAGCCTTGGTATATTCTTCGTTAAGTAAAACCTTAACCTTCTCGACTTCAGAAATCTGTGTGTCGAGGTTAGCAATCTGTTGCTGAACAGTAAGTCGAGGTGTCGCTGCTGCTTCAGTAAGTCCTTGAACCTGCTGGGTGATACCCATGCGAGTTGTATCAGCCTGTAGACCAAAGTCACGAACATCTGGAGATGCAATAGCATCAGCCTGAAGACGAGCAAAGTCTGTCAACTTAGCATCGAATGGATCAACTGTTCGTGGGAAGTAAGCGAATCCGCCACCACCCATACCACGAGTTGCACCAACATTACTAAAACCTTGGATACCTGATCTTTCATAAGCCAGATATAACTGATCCGTAACACCTGCTCGTTGAGCTGCTGCTACTAGATCTCCGTGTGTTGCACCCGGTGTATCGATAACATCAAGAACATTTTGAAGTTTTGCTTCTTGGATACCTGCTGCTGTTCCAACATCAATTAGATTGGATCCAATTTCGTTACCAACTCGAGTAGCCTGTGGAGAATCTCCAGCCTTGATAAGACCAGACCACTTGATAAGTCGTGGCTTCTGCTTTGCAGCAACACGAACTACAACATCTGCACCATCACGGATACCTTGAGTTGCAGCTCTTGCACCCTTCTTGAGTGCTGCTTCTTCAACTGTGTGGATAAGTCCGGGAGCCAACTGCTCTTGACGAGCAAGAGTTTCAGCAGACTGAGTGACTACATCAAAACCTTTATCGAGAACGCTTTGAACTTCTGCTGCACGACCAGCATTATTGAGTTCAAGACGGAATGCAATTAACTCTTCAGCCTTACGCTTATCTCCAACGAGTGCTTCAGATCGAGAAGTCTCAGACTTGAGAGCAGAGAAAAGATCGTTACGCTTTCCAGCGAGGTCACCATAGGTAGCATCGAGTAGATCTGAATCCCACTTTGCTTGGTATACAAGATCTCGATTACGAGATAACTCTGGAAGCAATGCTTGGTAATCATCTTGAAGTTTGATCAAATCACCTTCGAGCATACGAAGATCACCAGATGCAGCCTTCTTACCTGCACGAACCTTTGCAAGTTCTGGCAATATCTCTTCTGCTTCACGAGCCACAGCCTTGATTGGAGCCTTCTTGGCTTCGGCTGCACGAGCTGCTGCCTTAGGGCCAATGCGAAGTGTTACGCCAAACTTACCTGCTTCTTTACCGATCTTGAGTAATCCAACACCGGGAACATAAGTCAATGGGTCAGCAGCAAGGTTGAGTACGAATCCAGATACTGCTTGGAAAGTTCTAGCAGCCTTAGTTTCTGGATCGTCAAAGAGTGCTTGAGTAAGTCCTGTGGAATAAGTCCAAGGAACTCCACCCTTCATCTTTGGGCCAGCAGCAATCTTTGCTGCAAGGAGTGCCTTACCTACTTCAGAGGTTACATCTGTTCCAAGAAAACCAGTACCGACATCAACACGACCAGTTCTAAAGAATTGATTAAGTGCTTGACCAGTTTGTGTCTCGTCAAAAGTATTTGAAAATGGTCTACCTGCTACAGCATTACGAACGCTTGCTTCGAGCATTTCGAATGGTGTAGACAAAAGCATGAATGCTGTACGAGTTAGTGGTGCAAGAAAGTCGGCAGGTGATCCCTTAGGTGTCTTGTTCTGCTCACGCAACTTAGCAGCAGCAGCCTTGGCTGCTTCACGCTGTTGATCGATGAGTGCTTCACCATCCATGGTTGCAGCAGCAGTAGCTGTGTTTCCATAAGGAATTGCACCAGATTTAGCAAGACCTATAACTACACCCGGCGAAGCATTTGGATATGCCTTTGCCATTCCAGCAACTTGCTGTGCAAATTGTGGGTTGAGGTAGCGGCTCTCTTGCTGCCTTCTGTAAACATCATATTCAGGAGTTCCGGGTAGTGGAATGTTTCCAACTACACTCGGCAGACTTCCTGTACCTTTAACTCCGCCGACTCCTGCCATTAAGCACGACCCTCTGCCTTAATTCGCTGGGCAAGTCGAGTGAGATCTGGATCTGGATACAGTTCTGCCAGCGACATGATCAGTTGAGCAGTTGGGTCTTGTGCCAAAGGTGGAGTTGGTAAAACTTCAGGGCCACGACCCGGGCCAAACGATGCACCATCAGTAATAGGAACATCTTTGTCTGGATTAGGTGTTGTAAGACTTAGTGTTGGTCTCTGAACTGGAACAGCGTTAGCAACTGCACCCATTTGTTCAGCAGAAACTTCAGAGGCTGCAAGGTTTACACCCGGTGCAGTTTGCAATGACATGAGTTCTGAACCCTCACCATATGCTCCACCCGGGATGTACTGAGCTGCTTGTCTTCCTGTGTACTCAGCCATCTTTCTTAGCCTCCATTTTTTCAATATCTTTGGACAACTTCTCCCACATATAACGCTTCTTTGCTTCGTTCACGGAATGTGAATGTACGATTCTTGAGAGAAGAGAGAAAAATTCTGTAAATGAAACGCTGATGTTGTACATCAATGCAACAAAAGCGTATAAAAAATCTATTTTCTTAGCAGGTCGGGCTAAGATAAACATATCGTCTATGTCATCAAACTCTTGATCGTGATCCATAGCCCGACCTTTCTAAGCGTTATTAACTAACTTTCTTTCCACCAGCTTTTGCTGGCTTGCCTGTTTCACCAAGCTTCTGCATTGCAGACTTTCCCTTTGCAGACGAAGCACCCTGAATAGGGCCCTTGACTGGTGCTGGGGCTACTTTGCCTTTCTTGACTCCGAACATATTTCCTCCTTGTTCGTTTAAGCGGCCCCAGTTAGGGCTGCTAATAGTTGTGACATTTGCGGAGATCCGCCTTGTGCTAGATCTGTCCGTCTTGAGAACTGACCGGGGCCAGCCACCATTTGGGAGCCAGCGGCCGGGGCCGCTCCCGGAACCATACCCATCATTTCAGGGGGTAATGGTTGCGAAGCACCGGGGGCCATCGCAGTCGCCGCTGGCTGTTCCTGCGGAGCAAATGCTTTAGAAACAATCTGCTCCAAACTTTCACCCTTTTGACGACCTTGGATAATGTCAGCGATTCGTTTAACCGCTTCTGTTGGGTCGCCACCTTGTGTTGCAAGCATTGGAATAGCCGTTGCATATTGCGATACGGCGTTGCGTAGAGAGTCACGAAGATCTTCGATATCAACCTTTTGTTCTTCTTGTGTGACATTGATAGAGAATGGAAGATTACGGCGTAGGAAATCACGGCTGATGAGTTTGTCACCACGAAGTTGTAATCCGAAGATAGCTGCACGATTAGGATCAAGTCCAGCCATGAGACCATACTGAACATCTACGGTGTAATCACCCTTGATGTCACGAGATGGTGTGTAGTTTAGTTCGAAAGGTGTACCGTCATCGGTTCCACGAATAACTTTTCGATCATTAGGGAAGACTTTCTCGTCTACCTCAAATGCAATACCGATAAGATTGATCAGGAATCTAGCGAATACTGCTTGTGCAGCCTTGACCTGTGAATCAAAACCACCCATAAGAGCCTGTACACCACGACCAGTAACGATAGATGCATCGATCTGACCTGTACGACCTTCTGGATAACGAGATCCCATGCGGAGTTCTCGTTCAAGATTAGATGATTCTGCGAATACTCCGCTAGGAAGTTCGATTGGAACTCGGCGGATTCTTTCTGGAGTGTTAGAACGAAGCAATGCATCAGGGCCAAGAGCAAATTCTTGGACATCTGGTGGGATAGCAATCGGTGCTTCTACTGATTTCTTCGCTGCTTCTAGTTGTAGAAGAGCAAAACGAGCCTTAGCCATCTGTACTGGAAGCACATCATCGAACTGACCACGAGCTTGACCGTCAACAGTTGGGCGTTCTGCAATGTCAACGAGTACTCGACCGATGACATTTGGGGTATTTGAGAGAACCAGATTGTCAAGATCTGGGATAAAGATCATGTCTTGGTACTTATCGTGGTAACGAATCATCGCTACATTGGCGTTCTGACCACGATACTTCTGCTTAATCTTGTTTGTATGCTCTGGATACTGGTAGATAATTGACTCAACATCCATGATGATGGTTTGAGAAACGCAAGTTACATTGCCAAATCGATCCTTGTCATAGTAAAGACCGAATGGATCGAGCAAACGAATGCGTGGAGTATCGGTTTCAAAGTCAATATCAACGATACCTGCACAGAATCCATAGGTGTAATACCAGTCTGCACCCTTATAGAACTGTAGTTGTAGGTCTGATTTGTTAGCGTAATGGTTTGCAATGCGTGTACGGATCTCCGATTTACGCCTTGCAGCATCGCTAGTCATGTTAGATGAAGAGCAGTTGATTGCAGGGAGTGGGGCTGTGACTTCCGCTAGGTCACGAGCTGCGATATCCACCATGTTTGCGATAAGTGGTTTTGGATATTCATCAGAGAATTGACCAAAGAAAACATCCTGCATCTTTCCTTGGCGTACAGCAAGTACATCGGACATACGGCGATCACGATCCATGTTACGGTGCTTTAGCCGTTGTACCTTTGCTGCTACTTCCTGTGGAGTAAGCATTTAGTCTCCTTTAACCGATTCTTCTACTAGCAGCCCACTCGTCTAGGTTTACAACCATCTGACGATTCTGGTCTGATCGAGTTAAAAACTCATTTCTCATAAACTTGCCACCGTAATCTCCGTACTGACAGATCTCTCTGGCACGAATCTCACAGAACCAAAGTGCCATAACCAAGTCGGTTTTGTTCTTTGTCTCTGGTGACCAAGTGACAAGTTGGTCGATTAGTAATCTAACGCCTTCGTTTCTATCCGATGGAAGGTGAATTAGATTATCTCTACGGTGCTTCCCTTGAGGATCTGCTGATCCAAAGAGAGGTGCCATAGCTGCCACACCGAAGCCGACATCCCACTTATTGCGAGATGTTGTATGTTCCCGGAGCATCACTCCACGGTTGGCTAACCACATCCGTAGATTCTCATCTTGTGTCAGGTAGCCCTGAAATGCGTTTCGTTCAACCATCCATTCGGAAGGTTTGTACTTATCAGTAAATGTTGTGATGAGATCACGGATCGCTTGTGGCGAAGGTCGAGTAATAGTTGCCGCATCAAGTACATAACGCTTTTTACGGCGGCGATCTATAGCCATTACTACGGCCGCTGTATCACCAACGATTGCTGGGTCAAGCCCTGCAACGATGGTAAATCCTTCTGTCTCCTCTGGGTGTCCGGGGTTTCCAGAAACCAAAGGCCCAATCATTCTCATACGATCTACGGAGCCTTTTACACAGGTGACATTAAATGTCGAATCTTCATCAACATCTGCTTGCTGATAAACCATCGACCATGTTTTCGGATCGAGGGCTGATCTACGCATTGAAAGGTGGTGTCCATCCCAGCGAGGATATAAACCACTCTCATCTGGTTCTTCTTCGGAACCTTGCCATGGGCGGTCTGATTTTGGCCAGAGGGTTTTCCAGTCGTTCGGGCTTTCACCGAACTCAAGAACCGCCGGCATGGCTAGGTATGTCCACGGAGATTGACCTGTTGGGTAGCGTTCTCCGTTACGGAGTTCCCTATACAAGTCGATGGAATCCACTCGGGTTCCTAAAACTAAAAGCTTTCCGGTGGGCCCAAGACGAGTTAAAACTTCTTGCTGGATCCAACGAATCTGTTTCTCATACTCGTGAGCGTTACTCATAGTTACGCAGTCATCGAGAATAATCAGGTCTGCTCTCGCACCGTAGACCTGACCTCCAATACCAATGGCTTGAAGGGTAGGGTCTTTCTGATCGGAGTCACGGAGTTCATCTCCGAGGTAAACCTGTGTTGCTTGCCATGTAGCAGATTTGGACTTGAAGCCAGAACCAGCAGCGTAGGCAAGTTGTAGCTTTTGCCAGCCGGGGTGGGTAAGTCTTTGCTTGATGGCGTAGATAAATTCTGTTGCCTTCTGTTGACTCTTCGAGACAATCATGATTCGGACATTGGGATCCATACAGATCCGATAGACCGGATAATCAATCGAGGTAGTCATTGACTTGGCGTGTTCAGGTGGCACATTTACCAGTACAT